CTGAAATGCAACTGTAATTGGTCTTTTAAAAGAATCTGTAAAATCCATGTTCAAAGAGAGAAAAAACTCTCTCATAGACAAAGCATTTAACACATCTCCATGTTGCCTGACGACGTTTAGCTTATCATCTCCATAAACATAATCATCTACATCAGCCCAAAAACCAAAAATAGTCGGTTTAATTCCTTTTTGTTGTAAACATCTATAATACCACAAAGCAGTATAAAACTTGTTAACTAAACTATTCATTATGGCAGTCAAAAAGCTACCTGAAGACATAGAATGAGTTGTCAAATACAAATCGTCCTGAACTATCAAAATAGAATGCATTATACTTTCTAACACAATGCTAGCTGCGACAGCGTGGTCACCGCTATAAAATTCCAAAATAACATCATTGACAGCACGCTGAATTTGACATGGCATACTACCATCCCATTTCTTAATATCTCCAGCAAAAACTCGTCCAGAACAAAGCTGATTATAAATAACAGGCCATTCTTTGATAGGATTACATCCTATCATAATTTTATTAAAACTCCGGTTCTTTATGACATGTTCAACCAAACCTCCAAAATATTTCTTAGTCAAAATTTGATTGAAAATGGTTCCAACTCTAAAACTACGAGGTTCTCCAAATTTTTCCTCGTTGCGCAACTCATCTTTTAGAGTTTCAACCCATGCCAATTTCTCCCAATCTAACTCATATTTATCTAATTTATTTTCTAAAATACACAAATCACTTTTACACTTCTCAGTTAAACATGAGTTAACAAAATCAATATACACATTCTTTTCTTTTTCACACTTATAACCATTAGAAGATTTCCTATTTAAACCAGCTAAAAATTCAGTACCACGAACTACTTGTTCTTCTGTTAGGTCTCCGAAACCAGATAACATGCTACGCATAACCTGCTTACCAAAATCTATCTCTGCAGTACTCACAATAGCACAAGTGGAAAAAGATTTTTTCGCTATATCTTTTACCGTGTGATAACCATTATATTGCAAATTGGCCGGTGCTCTAGTAATCGGATATATACCAAACAAAGGAGAAGGACCAAAATTTGTTCCAGAAGGAACAACACCATAAACTTCTCCATCTAACTTGGCTACACTCATATCGCACCCTTTAATTGGCTTCAAATCCAAACTAAGATCACAACCTCGTACAGAAAGAATATTAAGCAAATCAGTTTTTAAGCTCTCACTCCACAAAATAGAAATTCCTTGGTTATTGACAACATCGCCTGCTACGTGCATCCCTAATATTCCTCCTGCAACTGAATAAATGCAAGAACCGCACAAGCCAACTTTCTGGTAATCATACGTGGCATATCTTCCCTCGACCAAAGAACCAACAAAAACTTCTCCATTAGGCCAAGGCTGCCTATATTCTCGAACTCTAGTCTTCAACTCGGACTTAATAGAACCCAAAGGCAACCAACCTCCTGAAGAAATCAAAAAACTATTATCACTCTTGTCAAAACTATGCTTAATAAAATGAACCAAACTTTTAAATGGAGTAGGAAAAGACAATCTAAAACGATAAACCGCAACATCCTCTTT